ATGGATGAAACCGAAAAAGTGGGTAAAGGCAAATCCGGGGCTGGGCGTCATAAAAAAGTACAAGTACCTCACCGACATGGTGGCGCGCGCGCGGGAGGATGACAAAACCCGGCCGACGGTTCTGACAAAGGATTTCAATATTCGAGATACGGTTGCGGGCTCGTGGCTGTCTTTCGATGAAATAAACAATACAGAAGTTTATTCAATGGATGATCTTCGCGGCTGCTATGCGATTGGCGGTAGTGACTTGTCGGCCACAACGGACCTTACATGCGCGACGCTTACGATTATGAAAGTCGGAAGCAATAAGAAATATGTCCTTCAGATGTATTTCATCCCGGATGGATTAATTGACAAGCGGGTAAAAGAAGATAAAATCCCATATGACATTTGGGCGAAAGAAGGCTGGGTAACGACCTGTCCCGGAAATCAGGTTGACTATTCGTATGTTACAGCATGGTTTAACAAAATGCGTGACGAATATGAAATTATACCGCTCTGGATTTATTATGACCGCGCGCTTGCTGGTTACTGGGTACAGGAAATGGAATCGAATGGCTATAACATGGTGAAATGTGCACAGGGTGCTATGACGTTTAGTCAGCCTATGCGGTCAATGGAAGCGGACCTTAAAAGCAAGCTGATAAATTACAACAATAACCCGGTGCTGAAATGGTGCCTGACAAATACGTCGGTCAAGTCCGACGACAACGGAAATATCCGTCCTGTAAAAAGCCGGAACAGACGAATGCGTGTTGATGGAACATTCAGCCTGCTTGATAGTTATGTCGGGCTGTCTGAAAAGTTGGAAGACTATAAAGCATTAATTTGACCGCCTTGAGCGGTTATTTTTATGCCATAAGGTGGCGAGAAATTGAAGAAACGAAAAACACGTCGGTCATTATATCAAATAATTTTCGGCAAAAAGAACAATCCGCCGAATGGATATTCACAACTTAAAATGCTTTCGGGCTATACGCCGGTATTCAGCCAGTTCGGTACAGACGCTTATAATTCCGATGATGTCCGTGCCGCGGTTGACGCTTTTGCCCGTAATGCCGCAAAGCTCCACCCGAAGCATATACGCAAAACGGCAACATCGGACGGCAGCAGCCCGCAGGTAACTTTTGTGGACGATGGACTTCAATATCTCTTAAGCGTCCAGCCAAACCCGTTTATGGACGCATACACGTTTTTTTATAAAATTGCTACACAGTACCTTGTCCAAAATAATGCGTTTATTTACATTCACCGTGATGCAAACGGAAACCCTGATTTATTTTGGCCGTTAAACGGTGCAACAACCGAATGGCTTGAATACCAGGGACAGGTTTACGCACGATTTTCTTTTCTCGGCGGCGAAACGGCCACAGTCCCATATACCGACCTTATCCATTTGCGCCGGTTCTTTTACAAGGATGATATGTTCGGCGAAACGAATATGAACGCTATGGAGCCGACTCTCGAGCTTATCAACACGCAGAATCAAGGCATTATCAATGCTATTAAATCCAGCGCGTTTATCCGCGGGGTTTTGAAATTTACTCAGATTTTAAAAAAGAGCGATAGGGACGAACGCAAAAAAGATTTTATGTCATCCTATTTGGATCCGTCGAATAACAATGGCGTCGGCGTCGTGGACGGAGCGTGCGACTATCAGCCGATTAACAGTGAGCCGCAGACCACAAATGCTGCACAGATGAAACTGATAAGCGATAAAATCAACAAGTATTTCGGCGTAAGCGACGCTATTATCCGTAATGACTATACGTCGGCGCAGTGGAATGCTTTTTATTCTTCAATGCTTGAACCATTTGCCATTCAAATGGCTTTGCAGTTTACATCGAAAGTGTTTACCGACCGCCAGCAGGGGTTTGGCAATGAAATTATTTTTGAAGCCAACCGCTTACAGTATGCAAGCAATGCTGAAAAAGTCCAGGTATCGACATTGCTTACAAATATCGGCGCCGCTTCGCTCGACCAGATTCTTGAAATTTTCAACATGCCGACAATCGGCGGAGAAGAAGGCAGCCGCCGCGTCCAGACGCTTAATATGGTGAAAGCCGGCACCGGTGCAGACCAGTATCAGGGGATTACAAACGATAAGGGAGGTAATTCAAATGCTTGAAAAAAGTAATAAAAAAATTCAATATCCGCATTTTGTACGGTCGTTTTCCATGCCGGATCTGAATACGGACGAAAAAGGAAAAGTCCTTGAAGGCCATGCGGCAGTGTTTGGACAGACCACAAATATTTGTGACTGCTTTAATGAAATCATTGCCCGCGGTGCATTCGACAATACCGACTTTACGGATGTCCTTTTTGATGTCAACCATGACCTTGACAGCCTGCCGCTTGCCCGCAGCAGAAATAACAATGCAAATTCAACGCTGCAATTATCGGTTGACGATCAAGGGCTTGCAATCCGGGCGCTTCTCGATATTGAGAATAACCCGGACGCAAAGGCGCTGTGGAATTCCGTACAGCGGGGCGACATTTCCGGCATGTCATTTATCTTTTCCGTCCGCTCGGATGAATGGACAGGTGAGGACACGGACATGCCGACGCGCACCATCACGGACATTGCGAAGGTTTATGAAGTATCGGCAGTTAGTATGCCGGCTTATGACGGCACTGACATAAATGCTCGTGGTCAATCAGCACTGGAGAGTGCTAAAAAGACGCTGGAGAGCGCCCGGACCCGTGCTGCACTGGAGAGTGAAGCGGAGCAGAAAGCAGACGATGAAAAACGTGCAGCAGAAAAGGCTGCAAAAAAGTATGAGGAACGCCGTAAACGGCTTATCCTCGAAACCTATTTTTAATTTTGGAGGTAATAACAATGGACCCGAGACTTAAAGAAATAGAAACCCGCAAAGCTGAAATCCGCGCAGAGCTTGAAAAAAATGACTCAAAAACCGATCTTGACGCGCTCGAAAAAGAGCTGCGTTCTCTGAATACTGAAAAGGCGCAGATTGAAAAACGCGAACAGATTATGAAAGGCCTGAATGAGGGTAAGCTTGAAGGGCGTCAGCTTCCTAACCCGCTTGTCCCAAAGTCAAAAGAACAGCGCAATTTTGAGAATATGCCGCGGGAAGATTTGCTCAAAACCGAGGAATACCGCGGCGCTTTCTTCAAGAGCTTGCTCGGAAAGACCATGACCGACAACGAAAAGCGGGCGTTTGAATCTGCAAATTCTGGCGCCGAAAAGCGGTCTTATGACAGCAGCACGACCGCAGTTATTCCGACGGCTACGTCGGATATCCTTTTCCAGAAGATGGTGAAGGTTGCGCCCCTCATCAATGAAATTACGCTGCTTCGCGTGGCAGGCAACGTTAAGTTTGCCGTGCAGGGCACTCGCGACGATGCAGCCCTCCACGCCGAAAATGCGGCAATTACCCCGGCTGGGGACACCTTGGTGTATGTCGAGCTTGGCGGCTACGATATTACAAAGGTCATCCGTATCAGTAAAACAATTCAGACGATGGCAATTTCCGCGTTTGAGGGCTGGCTCACCGACATGCTGGCAGACGACATCGCCGTCAAGATTGAGGATTTTACTATCAATGGCACCGGTTCCAGCCAGCCTAACGGAGTTGAAAAAGCTGTGACGTGGACTGTGGGCACGAACAACGTGCAGTTCACAAAGGGCGGATCTCCGACCTATGACAATATTGTCGACCTGATTTCCTATCTGCCAGCACGCTATACCGGCAACGCAAAATTTCTTTGCAACAACAAGTTCCTCTATGGAATGCTTGCAAAAATCAAGGATGATAACAAGCGCCCGATTCTTGTGCAGGATTTCTCCAACCCAATTGCGCAGCGCGTCCTCGGATTTCCAGTGCTGGTTTCCGATAAAGTGGTTGACAATACTCTGTATTTTGGTGACTTTAAGCAGATGGTCGGCAACCTCGCACAGGATGTCACCGTGGAAATGTCTACCGCTTCCGGTTTTCTAAATCGCTCGGTCGACTTCCTCGGTTCGGCACTGTATGACTGTGATGTCGCACTGACAGACGCATTCTGCAAGTTGTCTGAAGCTGCTGGAGCTTGATTTTATGCGCTGCTCCGTTCGGAGCGGTGCTCCCTTAGGGGGAATGGCTTATAACATTTCTTGATGATGTAAAAGATTACTGCTGCACGGACGATGACTTGACAAGCTATATTAATGCGGCGGAGGTCTATCTAACAAATGCGGGGGTGCCAATTAATGAAAGCGACCCGCTTTATGTGCAGGCCGTAAAAATGCTTGTATCTTGCTGGTATGACAATCGTACGGTTGACACGGCGGATAAAAATACTCCACAGCCCTATGGCTTAAACGGTATTATTTTGCAGTTACAGCTTAAGCAGGAGGAGGCCGCTGATGGATCTTAGTAAAATGAATGCCGGCCTGTTTCGTACAAAAGTGCGTATTCAAAAAAAGTTGTATCAGGCAGCGGGATTAATAAAACTACCTCATGGTATGACCTCGACGGCACGTCTGCTGAAAGCCCGCCAAAAGCATATATCCGATGTTATTGGTATCCGCTCGGCGGAGCCGAAACCTGGGCAGCACAGGCGCAGCAGGTTATGGACGCGGCAAACGTTATTATCCGGTACAATCCGGCTGTTACATCTATGTGCCACCTTGTAAAAGACGGCATAATTTATCAGATTATCGGCCCGAATGACCCTGACCAACATAAGCACTGGCTGAAATTTAAAGTAAAGGCGGCGGTAAACAGTGGGTAATCCTTACGGCAAAACGGCACTTACAGCGACGATTACGTTGCCGAATTTAGATAAATATCTTGAAAAAGTCGAAGCGGCCGGCAATAACATTGACGACGCGTGCAAAGAGGCTGTAAACGCCGCAACGCCTATTGTATATAAAACTATGAAAGAGGGCGCGGCGCGCCATAGGAAGGGTGCCGGTAAGTACGGTACTGACGCTGTTTACAATGCGATCGAAGCTAATCCCGCAAAGCAAAACGGCAACTTTATTTACGGAACCATCGGCATTGATATGGAGAAACACCCGAAAGCAAAAAGCGGCGTTTACGAGGAATATGGCGACGGACATTCCCCGGAATTTCCGGATCCTTTTGTGCGCCCGGCTTTTGACGATCACAAAAAAGAAATCAGGGCGGCTGAACGCGCTGTACTTAAAAAGAAAGGGGTGCCGGTCGATTGAGCAAATGGATGGATACCGCCGAATCAGCGCTGACTCAGTTTCAAGTAGATACTGGGATCTCCTATGATTTTGAGCGATGGCAGACAGACCCGAATCAGCCGGCCGCCTCGCAGCTTCCTGACCGCTACATTGTTTATTTTCTGGTGGACGATGAGGGCAAAACTTATGCGGACGGGCAGGAAACGAGCCACGAGCCGCGGGTGCAGGTTAGTTTTTACACCCGAAAAAAATCGGATATGCTGACTGTGCCGGATAAAATCGAACAGGCCTTTGTTGCCGCCGGTTTTACCCGTGGCCCGGTCGGCCACGTCCCCTATCAAACCGGCACCGGTCATTACGGCTGGCGGCGGGATTTCTATTTTTACGAAAGAAGGTAATTACATGAGGTCTGAGTATGGCGAACTTATCGGCCTTGATAACCTGCATTGTGCGCAGGTGTTAGCCGATAATGATGCAAGCTATCAGACGGGGCCGAATAAATATCTCGCGCCGGCGGCTGAAATGAAAAAGGAAGCTAAAGTAGAAACTACGCCGCGTTATTATGATAACAAGGCTATGTTTTCAAGCGCTAGTGAGGCGTCTACAAACATTACGCTGACAGTTTCTGGTGTGCCGTCAAAAAAGGCGGCAGAGCTTACCGGCAAGCCTTATGACGCGGCGCGCGGCATTATGATTGATACCGGCGACGTGTCAAATGCCCCGTACTATGCTTTGTCCACGCGTGCGGAACTTGGTGACGGTGGACACCGGTATTACCAGTTTTTAAAAGGCCAATTTGCTCTTGGCGCCGAGACAACAAAGACAAAAGAAGACAAAGTGACAGCTAACACGGTTGACCTAACTTATACTGGTCTCGTTACTATTCACGAATTCACAATGCCGGACGGCAAGAAAAAGGGTGCAAAAGGCGTTCAGGCAGACACGACCGATCCAGCTTTTGCGGGCGCTGATGCATGGTTTGCGCAGGTGCAGACGCCGGAAACGCTCGGTAAACCTGCCGCGCTTACAATGACATCCGACCCGGAGAATGATGCGACCGGTGTCGCGGCAGACGCAAAACCGGTGCTGACGTTCAGCAATGCGATTTCTATGGATGCAGTTTCAATTGTTACTACCGACGGTACGCTTGTGGATTTCACGCCGTCGCTTGATGCAGCAGGTAAGGTTATGACGCTGGCGCCGAAAGCCGCGCTGACAAGCGGAGCTGCATACACGGTTGTTGTCGCCGGTGTGGCTGACGTGTTCGGGCAGAGCATTGACCCGACGGCAATCAAATTCACAGTAGCATAATGGAGGCGCGAAGGATGGACATTGGGAAGGCCGCTCGCAAAGGCAAAGGAATAAGACGCGCGGCATGGCCGGAGGATTGGTGTATAAAACCAACGAATGGCGAACTTGGGTGCGTGTTTTTTAGCAAAAAAGAGTCGGCCCCGCGATGGGAGCCGACAAGAGTGGATTTAGCTGCAAACGATTGGCAGCCTATTAGGGAGTGTTAAAAAATCTGCTTATAGCTGCGCTGGTGACACCTTCCGCTATTTTCTCAATTGCGCTTAATGAAAAATCCCCAATTTTTGAACCTATTGTCTTGATTTGTTTCCAATGTCCATCATCGCGAATCTTTTCAAGGTATTGATGCCCGGAAAAAGTAAGAGAAGAAACCCAAAAATGAACTACGCTGCCGCCACTATACAACTTATGAGATGAATTTATTAGCCCCGCTTCCTCAAGACGTAACAACACATAGATGATTTCCTTTTCATCATATTTTCTTGTGTATTCATTTTTTAGAAAAGCATCTATGTTCATGGAATCTTGAATCCGGTGATTGCCTTCCGGGACTTGAGACTCAATTGCAAGTAAAATGTCTCTTATGCAGTCAGGATTTAGTTTCATTTTTTCGCCTCCCTTCGCGGTAATTCTACAACGAAAATGGCGGAAAGGCAACAAAACGGGGCCGGTTTTCCCGGCCCTTATATGCGTAATCCGGGTGCGTGAACCCGGAAAACGGAGAATTTATTATTTTGGAGGAATTATAAATGAATGCACATATCACCGGGAGCGACCTGAAAGATGCTCAGGGCAAGGCTATCACTCTGGCGGACGGAAAAACCTATCATCTTGTTTTTGATATGAACGCCATGTGCGCGATGGAAGACCGTTACGGCAGCCTGGAAAGCGCGATGGATGCTCTCACGGGAATCGGAACGGAAGGAAAGGGCCCGGATGGAAAGCCGAAGCCAAAAAAGATTATGAAGGATATCCGTTTTATGCTTTGGACTGCGCTGCAGCATGATAATGATGAGCTGACGGAACACCAGGCGGCAAAGCTGATTACTTTTGCCAACATGAACCAGGTTATGGATGCGCTCGGAGAGGCTATGCAGGCGTCGGTTCCGGAGGCAGACGAAAAAAACGTGAAAAACCCACAGGAGACGTAACTCTCCCGTGGGCATCTTATTATACTATCACAATTGCGATATTTCACTGGCCGGAAGAACGCTTCTGGCGGTCTACCATGCGGACGATCGATACGCTGTGGAATGAATATCTCAGACTGACCGGGCAGGGCGGCGAGCCGGAAGATGATGATATTATCTATCGCAATGGAAAACCGTATCGGAAAGTTGACCCGGCAAAGGCAAAGTGGCTGAGGAATTAAAAGGGCTTGAAATTTCCAATTTAGGAGAGTATTTTTGTAATAAAAGATTAATACCTTATAAAGGAGAGGAAAATATGAGTGAAGAGCAGAAAAATCCAGTCGAAAAAAAGAAAAGAAAAAAATGGCCGTGGATTATTGTCGTTGTGATAATCCTTGTCATTATTATTGCTGCTCAGTCTTGTGGCGGGGAACAGCCAACTGCGATTTCATCAAATGGAAGTGCTGAACCAAAATCTAGTGCAGAGCAGTCTAACAATAGCAAAGCGGGAAAAACGACGTTTAAAATTGGTGAAACAGTAAAATACAATAACGTAGAACTTACTGTGACAAATTTCAAAACAACGAAAGGCGGAGAATATGATTCTCCAAAATCCGGGAATGAATATGCCATAGTTACAGTAAAATATAAAAATGCGGGGAAGGAAAATATATCATACAACCCGTATGATTTTAAAATTAGAAATAGCAAAGGGCAAATAACAGACAATACTTATGTTTCGTCAATTGAAAAAGACAAACTTGATAGTGGAGATTTGGCTCCAAACGGAGAAATTGAGGGAACTATTGCTTTTGAGGTACCTAAAGGGGATAAAGGGCTTGTGCTTCAGTATACCGGAAATATATTTAATAGTGAATCTGAAATTGATTTTAAATTAGCTTAAGGTTTAATTTTATCTAGCAAGGTCATAAAGGCATCCTCTTCGGAGGGTGCTTTTCTTATGCCTTTTGGAGGTGAATGTTGTTGTCAGCTGAAAATGAAAACGATCTATCTGGCTCTGTAGGATTGGACACAACGGCCTTTAAAACAGGTGTTTCTGACTTAAAAGCCCAAGTAAAACAAATAGAGACATCTTTTCGCGCATCTGCCGCTGTAATGGGGGACTGGAGCAAATCAACTGAAGGGTTAGGCACCCGAACAACGTCTCTAAAGGACAAGCTCAAGCTGCAAAAACAAGCATTGGCAACCCTAAACGAAGAGTATAAAAAAGCTGCGTCTGAACAAGGGGCTGACAGTAAATCAGCGCAGAGTCTTGCCAATCAGATGTATTCAATGGAAAAACAGATTAGTTCTACCGAAAGAGATCTGAAAAAATATAACGATCAACTTAAACTCCAAAGTTCCAGATTTGAACAATTACATCTGAAAATGCAGAATGTCAGCAAGCAGGCGAAAGCCATTGGTAAAAGTCTTTCTTCCTTTGGGCAGTCAATGACCGCAAAAGTTACTGCTCCTATTGTAGCTGTGGGCGTTGCTGCTTCAAAAATGGGTATGGACTTTGAAAAATCATCTGCGAAAGTTTCTACCATTGCCGATACAGCATCTGTTTCAATGGCATCTTTGAAAAAGGGAGTGCTTGCATTATCCAGCCAGACGGGTGAAAGTGCATCTGATCTGAATGAAGCCCTTTACCAGACAATCTCCGCCGGTGTTAAAACCGGCGATGCTATGCAATTTCTAGGCACAGCAACAAAGTTGGCAAAAGGCGGTTTTACGGACTCGCAGACTGCTATTGATGCCCTTACAACTACCATCAACGCCTATGGCTTGAAAGCATCGGATGCTACGAAAATATCCGATCAGCTCATCCAGACACAAAATTTAGGCAAAACCACTGTGGCAGAACTTGGCGGTGCTATTGGTAATGTAATCCCAATAGCGGCAACAATGAGCGTTAAAACAAAGGATCTGTTTGCCTCCCTCGCAGAGCTTACCAAAAACGGCGTTAAAACCGATGAGGCTGTCACAGGGATGAAATCTGCATTATCAAGCATATTGAAACCGTCCGCTGGGGCGGCAAAAGCAGCTAAGCAAATGGGAATTGATTTCTCGGAAGCGCATTTGAAAAATGTTGGGTGGCCTGCATTTTTGGAGGAAATCAAGGAAAAAACGGGCGGATCGTCTGAAAAAATGGCAGAGCTGTTTGGAAACGTGCGTGCTCTGAACGCCGTGACTATCCTTGCCGGTAAAGGCAGCAAGGATTTTTCGAGCATTTTAAAGCAAATGGGGGATGCGGC